GATTTGGAAAGACTGAAGAAGAATCAATCAATTCTGCTTTATCTCTATTTCCTTATACTACAAATATTCGCACTTATACTTTATCGGATCTGGCTTCATTAAAAACTTACAGACTTCCACAACCTCGCACTGCTTCGGAGATGGCGTAATGGAAAATCCTAAATCAAATGTCATCAACTTTAAAAAGAAAGTTGATGAAAAATTCAAAGAAGAAAACGAAGTAATTTTAACTTTAGATGACGATGAGAATACTGAGTTTGTATTTGAAATGGAGATTGAAGATGAAACTCTATAACGAAGTAGAATTACTTAAATTACAATTAGCAGAAGAAACTAAAGAAAAATATGTTTTGTATAAAAGAATTAAGGAGCTTAACGAAAAACTTGAAAAGTATGAAAATAAATCTAATTAACATGTTATGTTTATTTTCCTTTACTTTTAGATAAAACTGTGGTATAATATAATTATAAAATGAAAAAAGCGGAGAATACCAAATGCAATTTAAAAAACAAATCAAAGACATCCAATTCGATAACGATGGCGTATCAGAAGCTATCGTTATGGCCTCAGCTGCTGGCTGGTATGTAGGTAAGATAGATAATTCCGAAGGTTTTATCCAACCCTACAATAGGTACAGCGAGTATTTCGCCACACCTGAGGAGGCACAAAAGGAACTAGACGTATATGCCTAGTCCTTCAGAAATACAATCAATGCTTCCACTATTTTTTCAACTCCTCTTTTTCGCAGTAGCTGGAGCATTGATTGTAGGTGTATTCTTTTCCATAGTTGGTTGGTTCTTTCGTAATGCAATTGTTATCATGATAATCGTTGCTTTATTATTTGCCATCAACTATGGATATATCGATTTAACTAAATTATTTGGAGCTGTACAATATGACAATGCATCTATTACCAATTTATTACAATGACAATAGTACTAAAAAGAAGAAGCCATTTCGTAAACCAGGCTGGGTCAAAGCACAAGCTGAGCATGATAAATGGTTAAAAGCTAGAGGCGTGCATCCAGATCAACTTAAGAATAAATCAAAAGACTCTGGTAATAAAGTACCAGTATACAGTAATAGTAATTCAATACCTACATCTAATTATGTTGGTCGTGTCGCAACTAAAAAAACTGCTAATGAATATACTGGTGATTATATTACAGGTATTGCTACTATGCATAAATCTAATATGGTGCCAGTTAACAAAGATACAAATGTTGTTGATTATGCTACTATGCGGAGAAACTAATTAACATGTTCACAACAAACTTCAATAAAAGTGAAATTAACTGTGTACATTTACATAAAAACAGTGTATAATAATACTATAAAATTGAAAAGGGAGTTTAATTTATGACTAATTATGATAAAATCATTAAACAAATAGAGTTACTAAACCACGGTCAAAAGCTTTTATTTGCTGAAAGACTGGTTGAAAAAAACGAAACATTGGCTTGTGCTTTATCTAATTATATTGACGTCACAATGATGGATAAAGCTTTTCTAGAAAATGAAAAGAAAGTTCAAAAGGCTATAGCATAATGAAGAATCCTATTGCTAGATATTTAATGTGCGCATATGCGTATTACGAAGAAAATACTAACTTAATTACAGATGCTGAATTTGATCAATTAGCAAAAGATATACTTGCAAACTATGATAATATAGAACATATGCATAAGCATTTAGTAACTAAAAAAGATTTAGAAGCTGGTACATATTTAGGTAAATATCCGCACATGGTTGTAGGTGCAACTAGAGATTTTATGAAAACGCATAACATAAACATATAACATATAAATGGGAGTTTAATATGGGATTAAAGAAAATACAAACAAAGAAATTAAAAAAGAAAACCGTTAGATCACGTGCAAGAACAGGTCTTGCTGGAATTCCAATTGAAAAAGGTTTTGATGCAGTAAAAGATTATTTTCATATTGAAGTTGATAAAAAAGATTGTATTAATTCAGTCAAAACATGGATTAAGAAAAACTTTAACAAGACTGATGCTAAATATATTCTAACTAATCCAGAATGGAAGTTTACGTTTTCTCATCATGGCGCAATTGCTTTTTGGGATAATAATGGTTTCGAAAAAACAGAAATAACAAATGAATATCGAAGTGGTCTACTTCAAAGAATGCCTAAGCTTTTAGAAGAAGGTAAAATTCTATATAAAGAAAAACAAATGTCTGATAAAGATACAGGCAACGTGATTACTTTGTCACCACAAGAAAAATTAGTACGTAAGATTAAAAATACTATAATGCAAGAATTACTTGAACTTGAAGATAAATGGATTGATTGTGATGATGCCACTTTTAACATATATGATAGATTCAAGTATCATGGCTTAACGAATACGGCAATTAGCCATGTTAAGCCTATGATTGAGGGTTGGCTACTTGATTATGAAGATGCTTACCATAAGAGATGTGATCAGGCTGTAGAAGGTTACTCCCACCTTAAAAGGTCAGCCCTCAATCAAAGAATTAAAACGTGTCAGTTGATGCTAGATGATCTTGAAAGAATAAGATCAGCAACTAAAGCTTCTCGTACAATTAATATTAAGAAGCCTACATCAGCTGATAAACAGGTTGCTAAGATACAATACAAAAAAGAAGATAATGATTTTAAAATTGTATCGATACATCCTATACAAATTATTGGAAAAACAAGACTATATATTTTCAATACAAAATACAGAGAGATGTGTTATTATGAAACAGCAGCTCCTCGTGGTTTTGAAATATCTGGTACTACTATCAAAAACTTTGATAGAGAAACAAGTTTTAAAATCAAATTTCGAAAGCCATTAGAATTTTTTCCTATTATTCTTACGAAGAATTTTAAACAAATAACAAAGTTTCTAGAAGATAATGCAAAGTCTTCAAAACGTAAAGAAACTAATGGCCGAATTAACAAAGATACAATTTTATTAAGGGTTTTAGACCAATGAAAATAGAAGAACAGTTTTTAACAAAGTCTAAATTTACGAAGCTTATCGAAAATGCCGTAGTAAATCTTAGGATTCCATATATGGATGCTATTATTAAGGTTTGCGAAACTAACAATATTGAATTAGAAGATATTAAAAAATTCATATCACCAGTTATTAAAGATAAGCTAGAAGTCGAGGCAATGGATTTAAATTACTTACCTAAGAAAAATCCTATTGACTCATCACTATTCAACTAAAATACTGTGTATATATAGTATTATATTTCAGTTCATATTTCAGCAATACAATAAGGAAAAAATACAATGTCATTCGAAACACTAAAACGCAATCGCGGTTCTAATATCAGCAAAATTATCAAAGCAGCAGAAGCCACTAACAGTGGTGAGACTAAGTCATATTGACGATAGAGTATGGAAACCAACTGTTGATAAAGCAGGTAATGGTTATGCAGTAATCAGATTCTTACCTGGTGCAGAAGATAGCCTTCCATTTGTAAGATATTGGGATCACGGTTTTAAAGGCCCTACTGGTCAATGGTATATTGAAAATTCATTAACTTCAATAAGTCAACCAGATCCAGTTGGTGAATTAAATTCTAGACTATGGAATTCAGGTATCGAATCTGATAAAGATAGAGCTAGAACTCAAAAGAGAAGATTGCACTATGTAACTAATATTTACGTAGTAAGCGATCCATCTGCACCTCAAAACGAAGGTAAGGTATTTCTATATAAATTTGGTAAGAAAATCTTTGATAAGATTTTTGATCAAATGAATCCAGCTTTTGCTGATGAAACACCGATTGATCCATTCGATATGTGGGAAGGTGCTGATTTTAAACTCAAGATCAGAAATGTTGAAGGTTATAGAAACTATGACAAATCTGAATTTGGATCTGCAGCAGCGCTATTAAATGCAGATGAAGCTCAATTAGAAGAAGTTTATGGTAAGTTACATGACTTATCAGAATTTACTAATCCTAAAAACTATAAGTCATATGATGATCTTAAATCAAAATTGATGAGAGTGTTAGGTGAGCAGTCGAATGCTGGTGCTTATACTATGAAAGAAGAAATTAAGTTAAATAATCCGATGCCGGCTGTTGAGCCAGTTACTGCTGAAGACATGAGCAGTGAAGATGAAGATACTTTATCTTATTTCTCTAAACTAGCAAAGCAAGATTAAGTTTGACTAAGTCCAAATCCAAATTGATCTTGTAAATCTAAGATTCCTCCTCTACTACTTACCGATGTGTTTGACACACTAGTATTACTAGTAGAGGAGGAGTTATCAACTGAACTACCACCTATACTTACGTTACCATTTCTTTTGTCTAAATATTCTCCACTACCTCTTGTATTAATTATTGGAGCTGGTTTTACATTTGTTTTATCTAAGTAACCTCTTGTATTAATTTCTGGAGTTTGTTTTGTATTTACATTTGTTTTATCTAAAATACCACTGATCATACCCATTTTCTCTTGTAGCTGATCTATTTTTAAATTTGGATCTAGAAAGCCTTTCTTAAAATTAGCTTCAGGTATTCCATCAAAATATCCACTTCCAACCACTCCACCATTTGCCATGGCATTTATAAGATCTAGCTGTAATTTCATACTTCCAATCATTCTTTTTATGCTTGTTTGGAACTTTTTAAGATTAATATTTCCTAAGTTAGCAATACTAGCACTAAATGTATTTAAAGCTTTTGAAAGTTTTTCTAGATTATCAATTGACGATATATCTAATTCTTTTAAAGGCGCTATAGAATCTACCAATTGTTTTATCATAGTCTTGCGTGAGTCTGCTTGATTTTCAAAATCTGTACCAAATAAAAAATTTGATGCTTTTTTAGCAGTATTTACTATAGCATCAGTAAGTTGTCCAATCCCAGATCCACCAAAGAAAAGAGCTAGCCCTGGTCCTATTCCAGCAAGAGCAGCAACTTTAGCACCAATGTTATCTGGTAAATTACCTAGTTCATTCATTCCGCCTGCAATGTTTTTCATAATTTTA